CTCACGCCATTGATCCGCCAAAAACTGTTTATGTACGATGATCATAGTTCTGTATCCCAGTTTACATGCGATGGCTAAGGAAACCGTCGTCTTGCCGTAGCCACATGGTAAAGAAAGGACGCCGTGGCCTGCTTCAATTGCTGCTGCGAGGGCCTCATTTTGGTGAGTGGCATCTCTGAGTTGTCCGGCGAATTTGGTTTTGATTCGTGTTGGTTCTGGTCTTCGATCTTCTTTTGGCTCCCCAAGTTTAGAAGTTCCATAGAATCGGGGAACACACACTCCTGTCTTTGTTGGTCGAAATACTTTGAAAGGCGGTGGAGGAAATCCATAGTCCCCATTGACCACAGGTCTTACCGTAAGATCTTTTTTAATTTCTTGGATTGGTCCTGCACTCACGAGGTATCCAGTTCGAGTAAGCATACTTATTTAAAGGGGAAAAACTTTAAATGAGTACAATACAATGCCCGTCGTCGACGTTGAGGAGAATATTAAGAAGATTCAGATGAACATCGAGCAGTTGACTCAGGAAGTGTTTAGGCTTCAGGGTATGCTTTCGACGTTTCAGGGGTTTAAGAAGGGTGGTCTCACTCAGATTGACCTCCCCAACGACCCTAATCAACCAGTCGAGAACGAGGAGCTCGAGAGTATCCAAGAGAAGCCTGAGTAATTTTCCACATTCCAAACACCTCTGAAGTTCACTTCGACTTCCACTTCATCATCCCGTATAAGAGACTGCACAGGTTTTCCTTTAACCTCACACATCACTCTCCTATACCGGAACGGCACCTTGACTGTGAGTACACAGCCATCAAGTGGATTATCCACATTTTGATTCATGAGAAGATGGCTTCTCGAAGCGTGCATATCTGAAATGATTGTCGCAAGTTTCGAGGGAACCACTAATCGAATATACTTTTTTGAATTGTGTTCGTAAAACGGTTCATGTACTTTCGCTATGAACTTCATATGTTATACACTACCAATAAAACTATAAGTAACACGAACGTAAAGAGAAGAACCTGTGAAACCAAAAGTGGTCGAAGAGGTTTTCTCGTTCCGAAACACATGTGACTCAAGGCTCGAGATACTTCGACAGACGCTTCGATACTCGAGTACGGTGTCTCACGTGGAGACATCATACCACACATGGCAACTTTCGAACATTTTCCAAAGAATGGAAGTTGTCCGTGAAGACTCAACACACCCGATGATTGTGAAAAGTGCCATTTGTTTTCTTTCCACTCGGCACCCCACCCAATTCGGGAAGATACAGGTTTAGGTACTTTCAATTGTCGGATGACTTCTTCGATGAGTGTTTCCGGATCGGAACGCATGACATCTTCCCCCAAATCGCATATGACACACGCGACCGTCTTTCCATCAGAGAGTACTTTTGGTTGTAAATTCCACCGTGTTTCGATGGCGATTTCGAGATCCGATTTGAGTCTGATCGGTTCATCGTAATCGAGAAGAACGTTTATGGCACCGTAGGTACTCCTTCGAAGTTGTTTGTCTGCGTCGGGTCCCCAATTCGTACCGAGTATGTTCAGGGCTGGGCTATTATCGAGACACAAAAAGAGAAGACCGTCATCGATGACACGTTCACCCGTAAACTTGGCGACGAAGGAATCTTTTCCGTACTCGACATCAAGAAGTTCCGTACCAAACACAAAGTTGGCACCAGCATTCATGACCGCTTCTTCCATCGCGTCACACATGACTTTACCGGATACACGCTGTGTGTACTTTTTGGAGAGCATGACATGATTCAAGTTCTGAACAAACTCGTAAGCAGACATGACATCCCACGTGACACCGTCCATGATGAGTGGAAGATGTTCGAGAATTTTTTTTCCATCAGGTGTGAGATCTTCTCCGAGAACATCTTTCAAAGAAACATTTTTATATTTTTTTGGATTCCAAAAAACTTTTGTGAATACACATGAAAGTATTTTATAATCTTGGAATTGTAACTTTTCAAAAATATATTTTGAACTACCATCCTCTTGTTCGAGTTCAAACATATCATCCCACTTGATGTCCATCTCTTCGAAAAATGATTTCGTGTTGACGAATGCTCGGTCGAACACGATCCTGTGTGCGTGAAGGTCACGCGTCTCAACATCAGGTTCCCACCATGATCCACCCGCCGAAAGCTTTCGATCGTAAATCGTCACATCGTGTTCACCCGTTCGTAAGAGTTCCCACGCGAGTGACAGGCCTGTCGGACCCGCACCGACGATGTGAATCTTCATTCTGATATACTTATAGAAAAAAGTATACGCATAAGATAGGATGTTATGTGTAGCCAAACAAATTCCGGTTAGGCTACCTAACCGAAAGCTGAAAACATGGAAGTTTGCCGGTAAATTTCTATGGAAGAATGCGACTGTACAAAATAAATCGGAACTTGGTCGATGGACGAAGGAACAACTTCTGGATCTTGGACCAACCTTTGTAAAACTAGGTCAAATCGCTTCGACGAGAGCGGATCTCTATCCACCCGAATTTACGAAGGAGTTGGAAACACTTCAAGACGACGTCCCTCCCGTGGAATTTGATACGTTTGTACATCACGATATTTTCAAAGAGTTTGATCTAGTACCTTTTAAATCGGCGAGTATCGGTCAAGTGCATATGGCGGTGCTACACAATGGACAGAAGGTGGTGGTCAAGTTGAAGAGACCGGGTATCCTAGACATCATGAAAGAGGATACAGACACCATCAAGGACATCGTGAACTTTTTGGAATGGGTGGGTATCGACACGGGGAACAGTTCTGGATATGTCCTAGATGAGTCCATCGAGTACCTCTTGGGTGAAGCAGATTATCAACAGGAGATTCAGAATGCTCTCGAGTTTCGAAAAAGTATGAAAGATGTTGATTGGGTAAAAGTTCCGAGAGTCTACAAAAAGTATTCGAACGATGACATGATCGTCATGGAATATGTACCTTCGACCAAACTCACAGAACTCAAAGATCCTAAGATCAATAAGAAGAAGATCTGTGAAGCACTCATCAATTCCTATGTCATCCAGACGATGGACAACGGTCTCTTCCACGCGGATCCACATCCAGGTAATTTAGGGTTTTCATCTAGGGGTAAGCTTGTATTTTATGATTTTGGGTTGCTTGTACGATTGTCTGAAGAATTGAGGGATGGGTTTAAGAACTTGTTTGGGTTTATCATCACTCGTGACACCGCCGGTATTGTAGATGTACTCATAAAACTTGGTGTCATTGTACCTACCACTAGTGATGTATCTGACATTGAACTGTTTTTTGAAACCATTTTGGGTTACTTGGAGACCCTCGATGGTTCGGGAATCATGAACGATGACCTCGCTGTGCAGCTCGCCGCCGAAAAACCCTTTGTTGTACCAACGAGTTTTGTGTATTTGGCAAAGTCCTTCACCATCATCGAAGGGATTTGTATTCAATTGGATCCAGAGTTCAACTATTACACCTACCTGGAACCAATGATTCAACAACAATTCGTGGAATCCATCGATCTCGGTGAGATGGTCATGAAGACGACAGAAATTCCATCGAAGATTGGAAAGATAAGTACAGCTGTTCTGGGTTTGGAGAAATCCAGAGCAGCCATGAAGAGATCTATGGTCAAAACAAGGCAGGAAATACGGGTCGTGCAATACAGTGTCGTGTGCGCTCTACTGGCTGAGAGGTTTGGCGATACACCATTGGCGATGGTTTTTGTCTTGTGTACCCTCTGGTTTACTTTTCGTAAAAATCGATAGAGGTCTTCTTCGCAGAACCCTTAGGCTTGGCCTTCTGGAAAAGCTTCCTGTGCTCTTCGAAAACATCCTTCACGCGCTTGGTCTCATCCTTGGCAATATCAGAGAGCCTATCCCTGATCCTCTCAAGGTCACCCTGACGCTGCCTCTGCACCTTCTTACCGAGCTTCTTGAAATCCTTGTTCTTCTTGTTAGCGGCAGCGAATACGACGGAAGTGTTTGGGATAGCGAACATTTTACTTTGTATTGACATTTATTTTTAAGCGTTTGACACGACGAGGCTGGCGCTCAGCCTCCATTTTCGCCGCTGCCGTATATTTATAGTCAAGTGCCGGTACTTCTTTCTTTTTGGGGTGTTCAACCGCCTGAACATACCCCATTTTACGGGCAAGCACGGGACGTCGCGACACTTCGAACTGACACAGGGTCGGGTTTGGGTGGATAGTGCACATTTTGATCATCTTATAAGGTACTCATTCTGGACATTTTATTTTTAAGCGGTTCAACTTTTCCTCAAATTCTCTCCGCTCTCCGGGAGAATCCATCATCTTACCTGTACGAATCGCCTCAATCTCGGGACCCGTGAGCTGCATCGCATTCACCCTGAAATCCATGAACGCCTCCATCGTGATAGGTACGAGAGGCTTCACGAGGTTGAAGATGGCTGTAGCGTATTCCCTGATTTCCTGTTGTGCGTGGGAATCCATCCGAAGATGGAGATAATGAAGAAGGTTGTGAAGGTTAATTTTCCAATAAAATTCGGTATACGTCGATTGTGGGAGGGTACCCCGAGCCTGTTCGCGACAAGCTCCATTCTCGAGAAGTTCATCATACACGTCGAAGGAATGACTCAGGTTTTGAGCCACTTTATTGTCTAGGTCACCCCTGAGTTCCACCACACCTTCGGATCCTTGATGGTTCACTTGGGACTGTCCACGATACGTGTCGGGCTCATAATACTCTCTGGGCACGACGGAGTACCGGGCAGAGAGTTCATTCACACTGGCGGTGCGGTGCCGAAGGTGTTGTCGGGCAATGTAGATGGGCATTTTGATGTGAAATTTAAAGTCGACCATTTCAAAAGGGGTTGTGTGCCAATGGCGTAGGAGGTAACGAATGAGACCACGATCTCCGCGAGAGGTTTTGGTGCCGTCACCGTAGGAGACTCGGGCTGATTGGACGATGGACGAGTCCAAGTCTTTTTGAGGCATGTGATCCACGAGACGAACGAATCCATGATCGAGAACCTTTTGCATTATACACAAGTATCCGTTCAAATCTTTAATAGGTACACTCGTCATCCATTGGAACCTCTCCACAAAAGTCGTATAATTTGTACAACTTTTCCTGTGTATTTTCGATTTCGATCCACGTATCATTCATGGCGTCGATCGCCTCGTCGATGAGTTCGACGAACGTGTCGAGTTCGTCGAGTGCCACGCGGTGTGTGTTTCTCTGTGGCTTCTTCGAGTGAAACGCAGACTTGAGACGTTTGTTGTTTTTGATGACACGGTCGATGTTGGGCTTGTTGGGGGTAGCGGACATGCGGATGGTGAGAGACATTTTTCTAGTTTAGTTCTTTCACAAGTTCACTTAGGTCTCGATAATATCTTTTCAGATCTTTCATGAATCTTTTGTTATTTTCCAAAACTTCACATTCAGGTTTGTTCAGATAAATCCATGCCAAGTTTGATTTCGAATACTTTGTCATCTTTTGATTTTCGTTTGGTTTTCGAGCCACCAACTTTGTCTTCTTTTTTCTTTTAGATGCGGGTAGAACTTCGATCCTGTTGACAAAAGAAAGTGCTTGCATGACCGTGTCTGCCAAATCATCCTTTTTCTTGGATTTGAGAAACGTATCGAGCCAGTGTGCGTTCGTGGTGCCGTCACGAATGAATGCTTCGCACCGTTCGATGGAAACCTTTTTCCTCTTGTTGTACTGTGCCTTACCTGGACCCGCGACATCCGGAATCTTGTGTCGAGCATCATACAAAATCGTCTCCGCCTCTGGACACTTGATGATGAAATAGGCGTGAAGAAAGTGCATGACGGATATCATCTTCTTGTTTCTCTCCGGTTGTTTTTCGATGAGTATGGTATCAGCCGTGAGTACCCAAGGCCTCTCGTCGAGGTGGTTACGAAGGGACACGTACACACCATCCGCGTGTTGTGGTGGGATTCCGTCGACGTCCCATTCGCGAACGAGGTTTCCGGCTTTATCGTCGAGAAGACACAGGGCCAAATTCTTTGTTCCGAC